CTGTGCAAGCTCGTGCTGGGTGTAATTCTTTGCACGCCGTACTAGCCTCAGTCGTCGTCCCAGAGGAAAATCTCTCGGCGATTTACGTACAGGATGGGTAGCGCCTTCTTCAAGGACGACCCTAACGGCATCCTTGACCAAAAGAGCCAGCCGGTCAGGATTCATCACCGTGTCAAACCATTCCCCCCGTTGCCATTCTTTGGCGAGAAACTTATGGACCTGAGCCTCAATACGCGCAAGATCGGACTCGACTTCTATGACGGCCAATGTTTCCAAGGGGAGTGGATGTGCAACTTGCAGTTCTTGCATACGTTTTGCTATAGGTGCTCGCGTACTTCCGATTTTCACATAGGACGTTTCCTGCATACCTATAGCATAGATATAGCCGCCACGTTTCGACATTGCTATACTCCCTGCAAGACCTCTCTCTCAAGAGTGGTCTTGGTTTTGCCGGTAGCGCACTCGGTGCCACCCTGGTCGCTACCGGCCCGCCGGCTAGAGTCCTCATAGGTTCCAATAAGCCGATCCACACCTACCCCTAATGCCTGGGCTAACCGCCGCACGAGTAGCATCCCGACATCCTTATGCGATCCTTTCTCAATGCGCCAAATCGTTTGATACGTCGTGCGGGCTTCCTCGGCCAGCCGTTGCTGGCTCCAGCCGCGTTTGTCTCTCGCCTGCGCAACGCGTTCGGCGAAAAGTAGCATAACCTCGTGATCATCCATGCCGCTCCCTCTTGGCATGCTTTTCCTCACGCATAGGTGACAGTATTTGCTAGAACATCTAGCAAATACTAGAAAAGAGTATAGCGCCTACGTTAGCGTGTGTCGAGAAAAATTTCTACACAAAAAACCTCATTTTGATACAGAAATCCCTTGCATGGTAATTACGTATACGTTATTATTAGAGCATAACAGAACAGCGACCGCGCAAGCGGGTGCCGCTTCCGACTCTGGGACAAGTGGGCTCAACACTGAGAAGCCACGGGGGAAGGAGGGACAGGCCAAGACGACAGGAGGTCTGCGGGTGTGTACCCGTATTGATAAGTCGAAAACGACGAAACCTCATAACACCACAGACAAGGAGAGACGATCATGGCAACATTGAAAGTCGGCATGAAGATTCAGGACCTCACCCAGCGCGGGACGCCCCTGGATACCATCTATGTGGTTGACCGTGTCCGGCGGGTGGCCAGTCCTGCCGGCCCCCAGGTCCATATCGAGGTGAGCACGCTCCGGCAACAGGCGTATGGCGTCACGGGCGTCACCCGATGGGACCTGACGACCATCCAGGCACGGTTTGCGGCGGGCACAATGCGGGAAGACGTGTAGATCAGAGCGTCAGGTTGGATGAGCCACGAGAGACAGCGCGGGCCTGGGGGTTTCAGCTTGGCGGCTTCCCCCAGGCCCCGAAAAGCACCCTTCCCCCCAACCAGAAGGAAAAGATCATGCATACTTTACACGAGACGATCTCCTCTGACAAGTCCGCTGCAGCGGCCCGGCGTTTGCACCGCCGGGCCATGACCCACACCACCACGCCGGCGCAGCGCGCCCGGTATGTGGCCGAGAGCATCACGCTGCGGCAGGACGAGGGACGCGGCTGGAGTTGGAGTGAATACGGATTGCAGGAAAACGTCTCCCAGCAGGCATTAGTGACAGCGGCCCTGGCAGCCCTGCGGTAGCCTATCATGAGTACAAGAGAACGCTCGACAACCGAACGATGCCGGGGTGAAGAGCCCCGGCCCAGAGAAAGGACCTGACCGTGGCGACCGCAACCCCGTTCCTCGACGCACTTTTGCAGGTGTCCGCGATTGCTTCCGCCAAGTTGCCGGCCACGCTCCATGGCCGCTTAGAGCGGGCCACCGCCATCGTCCTGCACGGCGGCGTCTTCTTCGACGATGCCGGCCTGTGCCAGGTGCGCGCCAGTGATGACACGACCTGGTACACCGTCAACGGGCATTGCGCCTGTGGCGACCTGCAGGCCCCCGAACACCTGTGCAAGCATCGGCTGGCGCGCGGCCTGTACCTGCGGGCCACCGCCCGGCTCCAGGAACCCAGCACGACGCCCAGCCTGGAGGAGCCGACGGCGTCACCCGCCCCTCGCACGGCGGCGTCGATGCCGGAAGCCACGTTCTCGATCACGCTGAAAGGGACCGTGCGCGGCAGAGACGCGCTGCTGACGGCGCGCGGCACCACGTGGGCGGAGTTCCAGGCACACCTCACCCAGATCGAGGGCCTGATGGAGACGCCGGCGGCACCGGCCAGTCCGCCGAGCGTGCCCCACGGCGCCCAGCCGACACCGGACGGGTGGTGTGTCCCCCACGCCACGCCGATGAAACTGAATCAGGGGAAGGACGGCCGCTCCTGGTGGTCCCACAAGACCGCTGAGGGGTGGTGCAAAGGCCGGTAACGCCACTGGGGAGCAGGGAGGCTGCTCCCCCTTACACACAGAGGAGAGACGAGGATGGCCACCATTACGATAGCCAGCGGCCAGATGTTTTCCAGGGGCGTCGCCAACGCTCGCAAGGTGGGGGGCCGTTTCGACGGTCGCACCTGGACACTGCCTGACACCGCCCAGGCGCAGGCGATGCTCCGCGCCCCCGGCGTGTACGGCTGGCGGCTCGTGCGCCCGGTCGTGACGGGGACGCTCTGCCCACGCTGCCACACGGTCTGTGACGGTGACTGCCATGCCTGAGCCCCACTGTACGAGCTGCGCCGCCTATCCGCAGGCCTACCGCCTGGGCTATGTCGAGGCCCTCGAAGGGCCGGTCGAGGAGGCTGGGCACACGCCGGATGTGCCCGAGGAGGTCGAGGACGAGAGCCAGTGGTGGCTCGCCTACTGGCACGGCAAACACGAAGGCAGACAGGCGCGCGAGGGCGCCTGAGCCGCCACCGGGGGAGCAGGGAGGCTGCTCCCCCTTACACACAAAGGAGGAAGGCCATGGCAACAATAGTGTGTCCATTCTGTGGCACGTGTAATGAGGCAACCGTGACCCACCGTGAGCAGGCGATCCCGCTGCTCGGTGGTCCCACGCTTCATCTTGTTTTGCCGGTATGGGAATGCGGGGTGTGCCTCGAGCTCTGGACCGACGAGACCGCCGAGCGTATCCGAGCCCATGCGGTGCGAGAAGCGCTCGGCGAGGAGAGCAACCACTATTAGCCGCCGTCCTTTCGCGTACACGAAATGACGTGTACGCGTCCTGACGCCCGTGCGGCCCCACACACAGGAGAACGATCATGAACAAGCACCCTATGCGCCTCACGAAGCCCATTGACACTGACGAGGGTCGTCACTTCGCCATCGGCACCCTGGTCTACGTCTATGGCTCCCTTGACCAGGGCTTGACGGCTGAATATCCCACGAGGAAGAATGGCAGAGACGCCATCCTATTTGCGGTCGATAGTACGGAAATCGAGTCTGTCGATACAGAGCAAGAGTAACCAGCTTCATCGGCGAAACCACCACCCGGGGGCTGCGCCCCCGCAGGAGGAGCCAGTATAGCCTGCATTCACACCGTTGCCCACGCGCAGGAAGCGATCGAGGCTGTTGTCACGTGGTTGACGACCTATCGGGAGCCATTGACCATCGCCGATGTGCGCCGCTGCTGGCCAGCGGTGACCGAGGAAGAGATTCTGCACGCTAGTGTCTACCCTCTGGGGGTTGTCGGGCGGGAGGGCTCGGCGTGTCTGGCGCGACAATGGAGTGACCGGCTCTTAGAGGCCAGTACGGCCAAGAGCGTCGATGGGGATGGATGCCCGCTCTGCCTCCAATAGTGACACTTCGCTCTAGCGAAAGCCCAGCCGCCGGGAGCGGCTTCATACCTGCGCCTTGGCTGGCAGCGGGAAGCCGACGGCGAGTGCCACAATGTAGGTCTGGTTGGCGCCGTCGACGCGTGTGCGATAGGTCCAGGCACGACGGTCGATCCCCTGCGGGAACAGCCCATGGGCTTGGAGGGTTGCCAACAGCCCCTCATCCGTGTCCCATGTGTGCCATAGCGCGAAGGGGATGGCAATTTCGAGCTTGACGAAGGCCTGTTGTGGGGTCACAGAGACGCATCCTCTCCTGGCAGCAGTTGCTTACAGGTGGAGACCAAGACCCCAAAGACGAGCCACGCCTCTTGGTACCGTTGCGGGTCTGGCGCATCTGTGGACATCTTATCCGCTTCGAGTGCCCGACGTACCCGTCGTGGCGTTATGCCCATAAATGCCGTCAGCTCCGGGGTCTTTGCCGCCGCCAGCACGTCCTGTTCCCCATAGCGACAGTCCTTATCAATGTGAAGCAAATACATATGCTCGTCCGCACGACAGAGCGGAAGGCATTCGTGGATGGGGGAACACGCATCAATCTGAAATTTGGGCATGGGGGCCTTTCTCTTGCGGCATGCTATTATATGGTGCGATACCGTATCACCCACTTCAAGAACGCACGTCGTGTGCCGGAAAGCCTATCTCGTGTACGACTAACCCACCCCACGGGGGCCGTACGGCCCCCTAGAAGGAGCGAACATGGACGCTGATGAACGCGGCCCGCTGCTACGTATCGCTCTTGCGGCGCAAGCGCCGTATCTCTTCGATCAGCAAGGGGATGGCCGTATGGCAGAGCATATAGAAATTGGCATTGGCGAGACTGGCCGACCCATTGCCGGTGAAGGCGGTCATGAGAGCGACCCCGCCTTGCACCGTCTCCGCTGTGCCGAGGGCCACCCCGTAACAGCGCTCCCCTACGGTACGCAACAGCGCATCTTGGCACCATTCGACGGGGTCATAGTCATCAGGAACCTGGATCACGGACACGGGCGGTTGGCTGGCTTGGGCGGCAAACCAGCCAATGCGTTCAAGGGCTTCTTCAGAGAGAATGGCCTCAGGGGAGGTCATGCGATGATATCCTGGACCGTGGTATTAAACGCGTCCACCTGCTGGCCCATGGCGTTGAGCCGGTCGACCGCCAGGGCCGCGGCATCCCGCAGCGCCTGATCCGTGCCGGCAGTGGTCAGGGCCGCGGTAATTTGCTGCACTTCGGTTTGGATCGTGGTGTTGAGCGTATCGAGGCGCTCTTGCATGCCCGTCACGGCAGCGGTCAACGCGTCGGCAGCGTCACTCATATGCTCTCCTAGTCTTGTCAGGGTGGTGGTCAGTTGCGCAAAGCCTTGACGTAGCTCCTCAGCGAGGGCGAATACGTCGAGGTGAATGTGGAGATGATGTTCTGTCATAGCCTCAGTATAACCTAGTCGTTCATCATGTCAACGCCAGCCGCCCCAGGCCGCCGCCCGGCGCTTAGGCGTTCAGATCGACCTCGACCTTGCCCGAGGCGATATCCTCCAGCCGGGCAATGAAGGCGCGTTGATCGCTCGCCGGGATAACGGGCCGGCCGTTCTGGCTGCGGCCCCCCAAGCCGCCGCCGGCGCCGCCGCCCGCACTCGGTTTGAAATAGTGGGGATACTCTTTTTGCAAGCCCCCCAGCCATTCTTTCATACTGAGAAATTGCGAGGGCTCTTTCTCGCTATACAGCGGGTCTTCCCCTCGGAAGGGGACCACCTTGCCCTCGGTGACGCGGAAGACGCGGGACGCGCGGGTCTGGAGGTCTTCCAGGGCGGTCTCCTGGACCCCCACGCCCGGCGCCGCCAGGGCGACCTCGTTGGCGATGAGGGCGTGATGGAATTTGGCCTCGGCTTCTTTGGTGCGCGCTTGTTCGCGGGCGAACTGTTCCCCATAGGTTTTCTCATAGCTCGCTTTGAGCCGCGCCTCGGCTTCCGCAATCTGTTTCTGCACATCCGTTGGGGCGGCCTTCATCGCCCGATATTCCTCCGGGTCCACGCCCGCATAGCGCGTCTCCGTGTCGGTGAATTGTTTGTGCAGGAGTTCGAGGTCTTTTTTCAGCTTATCCCCTTCATTCTTCAGTTGGCGGTTATTCGTCCGAAACGAGTCGAGGGTCTCCTTGCTGACATAACCCTCAACATCGAGCACCCATTTCCCCTCTTTCTCGACGACATGGTCTCGTAAAAACTCTGGGGCATCATCCGGATGGTCAAACGACCCTTTGAGGGCCATGGCTCACTCCTCCTTGTCTATGGTTTTGGGGGCCACCTGTACATTCCAGACCTGGCGGGCGGCGGCCGCCGTGGCGCGCCAGGGACCACGGAGGGCACACGCGGTACACCGCACGGCCCACCCTGCCGGAGAGACGCCCTCCGGGACGGCGGCGGTCCCGAAGAAGGGATCACGGGCGGCCTGCACCGTGAGCGAGGTGGTTGCATGGCAGAGCAGACACGGCGCAAGGGGGACGTCACTCATGACATTCGTCTCCTCACTGCGAGGCAAAGATGGTATCTGCCACGCAGCGGCAATTTGTATGGAGCGGGGGAAACAGCGTGTCCCCGAGCGGCGTATGAAACGGCTCCTGCACCCCCACGCCGTCCGGATTCATGCTCGGCACCGGCGCACAGTCCGGGCAGAGGGCTTCATCGACGGCCGTCGTCCACACCCGGCGCACCGCCTGGGCGTCCAGGAGCCCCGCGTCCACGCTCCGCAGGAGGGCGAGATGGCTCCCGAGATTGCTGGCATACTGCGCTTCGGTGCGGGCAATTTGCAACGCCCGCTGGCGCAGCGCCACCCGACTGGCGGTCGCGACCGCCCGCTGAATCTGGAGGGGCGTGCGCCCCTCCGCCGTGAGCCGCGCCTGAAGCCGGGCGACTGTTTGGGCCTGGCGCGGGGTCAGCCCGAGGACGGCCTGCACCGCGCGCGTGACCTCCGCCAGCGGCTGGCCCGTCTGCCATCCCGTCTGTAAGACCGCGCGGATCGCCTCGCGGGTCGTCTCGCTAATGGCCTGAATTTGCGTCCCGACATACGCATCGATCGCCTGGTGGACCGCCGCCGTCCCCGGCTGCAAGGGCAGGGCCACGCCCAGCGTGGCCAGGGTCTGCGTTCCCGCACGCACCACCGCCTCCTCCAGCACCACCGGCAGGAGCCGTTGCGCCGGCTGGGTCAGGGCGGCGGCGATGATCCCGGTCACCCCTTGTTCCGTCAGCGGGGGGGAAGGGAAAGAGGGAGGTAGGGAGGTAGGGAGGTAGGGAGGTAGGGAGAGATTCCCCCCGCCCCCTATCTCCCTATTCCCTATCTCCCTATTCCCTATTCCCTTCCCCTCGCTGTGCAGGTCCGTCAAGACGCCCTGCCAGAGCTGGCGGAGGCGGGTCGTGGCCCGATCTGCGAGGGCCTGGAGCCGGAGGACCAGGGCGGCCCGCCGCGGGTCCGGGGGGCGGGCCGCGGGCGCGGGCTGATAGGTGAACGTGACGCGAAAGGGCATGGCGCTAGAACTCCTGCGCGCCCGGGACCAGCGTGCGGGGGTCAATCGCGGGCACTTGCGCCTGGAGGGTGCGCTGCCACTCGGCAAACGGCACCCCCGGCTGGACCACATTGCCGCGCACCAGGTTATAATAGAGGTCTTCTTGGGTCACCGCGCCGGCCTGCCAGGCCGCGGTCAACGCCGTCAGCGTGGGGGCATCAATGGTCGTCGGGAGGAAATCGGTATTGAGCGTAAAGGTAATGCCCGCATCGTCGGGGTCGTCGGTCGCCCCGGCCCACCAGGCGTGGCACCGCAGCGCCTTGGTGATGAGGGCCGACGCGGCCAGCGCATAGGCTTCCATGATACTCAGCTCGGCCGATTGCCGGATTTGATGCGTTTCCGCCGCTTCGATCGTCCGCCGTTGCGGTTCGAGGAGCCGCGCCCCCAATACGGCCATTTGGGCCTCCGTGGCGCGCATATCGTCCTGCATCCCCTGCCAGCCCGCGCCGGAAGGTTCGAGGTACCCCACCCGGGCGTCGGCGGGGGGAATCACCCACGCCGTGAGGGCCCCCACCCGCATTTCTGCCTCTTCATTCTCCCAACCCGTGATGTAGGCCGTGGCTAGGGAAGACATGTGCAGCGAATGTTTAAAGTCGGCGTTCGTCCGATAATGGGCCAGGTTCAAATCCACCACATCCAAGAGCGGCGGCGGCCCGAGCGTCATATCGAGCGAATCCGCGTTGAGGATAAAGACCGGGAGCGCCGCAAGCGGGGTCCCCCGGCGATGGGGGTGGCGCTCATCGCGGAGGAGAAACGTCTCCCCCGTCACGCCCTGGACCTTGCGCCAAATGCGCACGGTATAGTGTCCGTCTTCCAAGACCGTTTCCCGCCATTGCGGGATGACGAGATGGCGATAGGGATCGGTGGGGTCTTCCTCGTCGATCTCTTCTTCGAAGACCACTTGCCGATAGACCTGCGTGCCGAGTGGGGTCCGCATGTGGCGCCAATTGATAAGTTGCTCCGCGGTCGCGAGCGTCCAGCGCGGCCGCACCTGCCCGGCCACCTGGTCCTCTTCGGGCAAGTCCACCAGAATCCCAATCCGCCCCGTCGTCAAATGCTCGGTAATCAGATGGCTACTCAGGGCGTGGAGGCTGACCCCCGTTCCCGTAATATCGGCTAGATGCGCTTCAATCATCTGCGGAACGACGATGGCGGGCGGTTTGCGTTCGATGAGACCTTCCAGCCCTTGCCGCACGCGGCCACTGGCCCCAAAGAACGCCGCCCTGGTCTTATAGGCTTGATAGTCCCTCGCCTGCATCCCACTTGGTTGCGGCAAGTAGGCCGTGCCACTGCCATGCGGCACGGCCTGGTCCCCGGTCGCCCGGCCCTTCACCGCGTCGGTGCCTTCCATGACATCCCGACAGCGTTGCCATTGGGGAAAATAGCGGACATACGCGGGGTGTTGACTATCGACGGGCATGGCGTTAATACCCTCTCACCGCAATGGGTCCCCCCCGCGGGGCCGGGGGACAGAAGGTGCAGCCGAGCGCATCGGCCAGATCGGGGCTCATCCCCAGCCTTTTTTTCATCGCATCCTTGTCTTCAATCACCACGCACCCGTTGCTATCCAGGTGAAACTTCACCGTGGCCAGTTCCCCGGCCAGGTCCTGGCATGCCTCCCGATCGCTGGCGGTGAACACCGGGCTCTCCTCTCGCAGCCAGCGCGCCATTTCCAGCCACAGAAAATCCCGGAGGAGGCGCGGCTTGGCATCGGCCGGATGGCGGACCGGCGGGGCCTCCTGCGCCACGTTGACGGCCAGCACGGCACAGGAGATCGCCCCCTGCCGCTTCAGCTCGGCGAGGCGGTCATAGACGCCGGCGCCGAGGCCAATCACGTCGACGTCGACCTCTTCCACCTGCCAGGGCGCCAGGACCGCGACAATACAGCCCACGGTGTGCATCGTGTCTTGCTTGCTGAAAATCTGGATATGCTCCACCACGCCGCCGTGGCGCAAGACCAGGACGCTGCGATCGCTCCCCTGCCGGGCGACGTCCACGCCCAGCCGCCGCCGGCCCTCCCCCGGCCGGGGCTCGCGCGTGGTGCACGGCTCTGTATGATCCAGGGAGATGAGGACGTCATCCTCTTGACGGGGAAACTCTCCGTCGGCGCGGACGCGGACCACGTTCGACCCTTCGCCCCACTTGCGGACGAGGCGGGGCCGGTAATCCGGGTCTGCCGTCGGGAGCGTCGAATCCTGCGAGCGAAAATGGAGGGGCGTATATTCCCGACGGTTTTGATGATGGGAGGCATGAAACGTGCCCGTGGTACGGGTCGGGTTGCCGAGCATCAGCACGCGGGCGTTCTGAGACGCCAGCGCCCCTTCTGCCGCTTCATACACTTCCTCGGGGACGCCGGATGCCTCATCGATCACATATAAGATATGCTCGGCGTGCATGCCCTGCAACGCTTCGGGGTTTTCCTTTTTGGCGGTGCGGGCCACCGCACCCCATTCCCGGGCCCCAGGATCATACAAGCTTTCGGTCGTCAAGGTAAACAGGGCAGAAAGCCAGAACCTACGGGGGTCCTTCCGCTGGGCACTCAATGCATCAGCGGCCCGGCGCCACTTGGACAATTCAGCCCACAGCACATCGGTGAGTTGGTGAGCCGATGGTGCGGTGCATGGGATGCGCGAGAAGTCAAACGTCTCTAAAAACCAAAAAATGATCCATGAGGCTGCCGAGCTTTTGCCGGTCAGATGCCCGCTCCGCACCGTCACCTTCGCGCCAGGCGGCACAATCGCATCAAGAATTTGATACTGCTGCGACGTCGGTGTCACGCCAAAGCGTTGCTTGACGTAGAGGCGTGGCGCGTCTTTCCAGAGTTGGCGCAACGCCAGATACTCTTCCAGATGCGGCGGGGACGGTGTGGTGACGGACATACACGCTCACTCAAGGGTCTTCGACGTTCTTCTGGGCGCCTGCTGCGGCTAACAAGGCCGCCAATCCCGCGCCCAACTCTTGTAATC